AGCGCCTGCTTCATCGCGTTCAGTTGTGTGGTCATAGACCCATCTCCCTTCTGATCTGCCTTACGCGCTCATCGGTGCATCCCACCTCGTGCGCAATGGCTGTTGGTTTGACTTTCTCGCGCAGCAGTTCCTCAATGCGCCTGCGTCGTGCGTGAGTCTGTGTGCGCTGACGTTCGCCACGTTTCCAGATGGCCATCAGTTCCTGCACCTTTTTCTGGCCCAGCGCCTTGATGATGGTTGCTGGCACCTCAAACATCGTGATGCGTCGACCGTCATCAAGTTCGTACCTGCGAGCCTTGATACCGTCGGCGCGAGTGCGGGTCTCCAGGCACTTCATGACAGCGACCTCCATTTGTTCTTGGTGCTCATTAGGCGATCCATGGGGCCTCCTCGAGCTTCTCGCGCTGCTGGCGCTGGTAGTCGCGCAGTTGACCGAGCGTCCAGGGTGTTGGGCCGTTGGCGGGTGGGAAGGGCCATGGCTGTGGGGTGCTCATGCCTCCCTCGCTTTCAGCATTTCTGCGTAGTAATCGCGGAGGTCTTCAACCGTGGCATCTCGCCACATGGCCATGCCGTGGCCGTCATCGTCCCATTCAATCAGGCGCTGAAGAACTATGCGCCCGCGAAAACCTTTTCTAAAGTTCCAGTTGCTCATGCCGCCTCCACTCGGCCATCGCGCCACTCGCGGGTTGAGGCTCGGCGGCTTGGCACGTTCTCGTGGTCCTGCGAGCCTGGGCGCACGGGCACCCACTCTGGCTTGTAGTTCTCTTGGCTCATTGGCTGAGTCAGAGTGCGCTCGGGCGGAAGTCCGCCGTGAACCTTGCGGTTGTGTTTCATGTTGATCTCCTTCACGCAAAATCGCGTGAGCCCGATTATAAGCATTGTGAACCTTTAGCCAAGGGTTTCATCAATATATTTTGCAAGCAGTCGTCCGGCCTCGAGCACGAGCTGGTCGTCGCCGTCCTTGCGTTCAAGGGTGCGGCGGGTCCAGGTGCGGAACTCTCTGGACAGCGCACGCCAGTGGTCTGGGTGGTGCAGTTGCAGCCAGTCCACACCGGCGACCATGGCCCGCACCTCGGCGTGGCTGTAGCCGGTGACGTCCTCGCACTCAAAGGATGTGCCGACCGCCCTGGCGAACATGGGCGAGACACTTGCGAAACCCAACTCTTGCTGGGCATCGCTCCAGTCTTTTGCGGCCCACTGGCCCAGTAGTTCGCCGACCCACTCCGGCTCCAGTCTGATCATTGCTTTGCCCTTTTACACGCTAAGGAATTGACAACCCGGCAATCTGCTCGGGTTCACATTATTGATACGGTCACGCTGCGCTGCAGTGGCGCGAACTCCTCCAGAAGAAAGCGCTATGCCACCTTTGCATCGCAAGCTGAAGGCTCCCATCACACGCAAACGCATGCCGCGAGCGACGGTCCTGCTGGGCTGGTCAAGCAACGGTCGACCGGTGGCGTCGATCCCGCTGGTCACTCCGGCTGCAGTAGAGCGCAGGATCTTGATCTGGCGCAAGAAGGGATACAAGGTCAGCGCGGTCATCGAGTTCGATTTCATGTGATGGCCTTGCGAATGGCAGCCGCGATGGCCAGCGTGCCGTAGCCGTCGATGCCCATCTGCTCGACCAGAGCGGCGATGCGCTCGCGGTCGGCTGCGGCGACAAGGGCGGCGAAGCGTTCAAGCTCGTCGAGGTACAGCAGCACCAAGTCATCGTCTCTCTCGGGGATGGTGTCTGGCGATTTATCCGATGCCTCCCGCGCCATGCGGATGATGTCTTCGCGGGTCATTTCCAGTCATCCTCCGGCAGACGTTGGGTGGCCACCAGCGTGGTCGGCTGGCCGGGCACGTTGCGGAAGACGGTCACCGTGTGGAAGCCGTCGCTGGTGTCGATCCCGATCGAATACTTGGCCTCGTTGAAGGCCATGGCCTTGCCAGCGTTGAAGCTCTCGGCGTCGGCCAGCATGCGTGGCGTTGCGTTGGAAACGATGGCCGTTTTGATGGCGTCGCCGAAGTTGGCCATCACCATCTCGTAGCGTTGCCGCCAGTACTGTGCTTCGGTCATGCCACACCCCCAGCCAGACCGCAAGCGCCATGCACCTTGACCGTCTTCTGCTCCCAGTTGATGTACTTGCTGCCGCCCGGCGCAGTCTTTATGGTCTCGACGTTGACCTTCTCGTGCGCCCAACGCCACATGGCGCACTTGTCAGCGAGGCATGAGCCTTTGAGCAGCGGGCAGGCCAGCGCCTTGGCTTCTTCGACGGTGTGCGTATTCATGCCAACCCCTCCACCATCATGCTCACCTCGCCGCCAGGCGTGGATGGGGCCCACTCAAAGGTCTCCCGCACCAGCACCTTGTTGCTGTCGTCGAGCCAAAAGCCCGCCTTGGTGAGCGCGTCGGCCACCACCTTGCGCACGTTGTCCACGTCTCTGGCCCGCCGATCAGGGGGCGACAGCAGCCACAGCACCTTCAGCGGGCCGCCAAGGGGCTTTTTGCCAAGCAGGTTGCCCATCCCCATGCTGGCCACGATCTGGGCCACCACGGCCTCATAGGCCTTCGCCTCGGGCGTTTTGTAATGGCCGCCAGCTCGCGTGTGCTTGACCGCGTGGTTGCCGGTGACCTTCGGCCAAGGCAGTGCAAAACTAAAAGTTAGTCTTTGCTCACATCGGAGTGTTACTGTGACATCTTGCACATCGTGAAATTCATTGCTCATCGCTCCTTCTTTCTGCCGGTTCCGGCGCTACATCATTGTGATTCTTCTGCGGTGACAAAACCCCATCTACGGAGACAAACGCGACAACGCGACGGGGTCCTCTACACGTGGGGGGAGAGAGAATATATATAAGTAACAGAGTATTTTTTTTATTATCTATATATACCCAAAGCCCCTATCCATGCGGCTCTTGGCCGGAGACGGGGCCGTCTCCACAGTGCTGCGTTATTCGTCATCCTCGCCCTCCTCAACCACTGGAGCAAACTCGCTGGCCACCCAGGCCATCCGGCTCTTGCCGCGCCCTGATGGTGGTCGATATTGAACCAATGTGATGGCCTCCCTGCGCTTGAGGGAGTCGATGATTGAGTCCTGCTGCCGTGGCTCCAGGGCTCTGTACATGCGGCTGAACTTGGTCATCTCTGACTCTGTGCGGCCCTGCGGGCCTGCTTGCTTGACGACCCGCAGGACGTCCTGGCACCAGCGGTCGAAGTCGCTGTCACCCATCCGGGTGGCCACCTGCTCCTGCTGGATGGACAGGGTGAACTTGACGAAGTCGATGGCCCACTGGGCGCTGGTCTGGTCGATCTCGAGGCCGCCGCCCGAGGCCACCTCCTTGAGTTTGGCTGCGTCGTAGCGTGCGCAGGCCATGCCAAGGGCCAGCTTCGCGGCGTGCTCCCATGCCCTGCCCCACAGGGGTGCCAAGCCGTTGGCCTTGTTCTCCTCCATGCGGTTCTCGACCCAGTCGTCGAACTCGCGAAAGAGCTGGTTGGTCATGCCCGCGAAGGGCAGCTCAATGGGGCTGGCTGGGTCCAGGCCGAGGATGCCGCACTGCAGCTCACGGGCGGCCTTCATCCACTCGACGACCTCCGCCGGAGGCTGGCCGATGCCAACGTAGTTCTTGGCCACGCGCTTGTCGGGCACGAACATGATCAGCATGCGGTTGAGGTAGCCCGAGACCACGTCCTGGCTGCCCAGGGCTGGCCAGAGGGTCTCTGGGGTGGTGGTGCCATGCAGGCCAACGCAGGGGTACGGGATGTCCTTGCGCTCCTTGGTCTTGCGGTCTGCGTACTCGGTGCCGTGGTAGACCGTGCCGGAGCTGGAGAAGAGCTTCATCAGGTTGGTCACGATGCTGGCCAAGTGTGGGCCTGCGCCCTTGGTGGCCACCGCCTTGAGCATCAGGCCCAGCTCGTCGATCTGAAACAGGCTCACCGGGTGATCCGCGGCGCGGGCCAGCAAGGCTGTGCCGGAGGCCAGCTCCTCGCCGCCGAGCAGGTCTGACAGGCCGGCGGCCTGGAAGAGCACCTTCACGCACTTGCGAGCGTGGTCCTTGCCCGCGCTGGTGCCTGCCACACCCACGAGGTAGTAGTTGGTGCGAAGGCCCGTGCTGGTGGCCACTTTGCGGCCGAGCACGGTGCCCACGACGGACAGGGCTGCCGCCAGTGCCAGGATGGGCTGGGGCTTCTGGGCGGTCTGCAAGATCCACTCGGTCAGCTTCTGCACGACGTTGAAGGCCTCCCCGCCGGGCTTGAGCAGGTGCTCGGGGTATTCCGGCACGTCGTAGACCACCTCGTCCGAGGCCGACGCCTTGACCGGCACCGCCTTGACGGGCGTGTCGTCACGAGTGACAACAGCGTCGGGCGTGGTCTTGGCCTTCTTGCGCTCCTCTTGCTTGGCCATCGCCGCGTCGAGGTCGAGGGTCACGTCGGGCTTGTGCTTGGGTGGGTGGCGCTCGACGCCTGCGATCTGCGCCGCCTCGTCGAGGGCTCGCTTGATGTCGCCGTTGTGCTGGAGCATGCACAGCAGGTCGAACGCATCGTGCGCGAAGCCGTCAGCGATCGGGTCCGAGCCGTGGTGGCTGTAGCACTTCTGGTGGTCCTGGTCGCTGAAGACGACCACGCCGGGGATGCGGGTGCTGGAGCTGGGGGCGAGCCATCGCTTGCCCTTCTTTCTGTACCCTGCCTGGCTGAGCAAGTCCTCAACGCTGACCGCTCGGTTGTACTTGCCGATGATGTCGTTGCCGTCGGGTGTGACGTTGCGCCCTGCCTGCACGTAGCGCTTGCCAACGTGCATCTTCTTCCATGGGCACAGGTTCTCGATCTCCTCGCGCAGGCCGGACGTCTTGTCCGCCAGGGCGCGCCAGAACTCAAGCAGCTTCGGAGGGATCTGCGGCAACTCGTCGAAGTCCCACGGGGCCTTGCCCTCTGCCCATGTGTAGTGGTGGCCGTCTGGGTGTTGCGATGGCGGCAGCACGTCCTGGTTGGGACCTGCGCGGAACTCAATGATGGTGAACCGATCAACGGGGCTCTTTGCGTCCTGCTTGGGCCAGGTGATTTTGAGCAGCGGCATGTCCGCAGGGACACCTGCGAAAACAGCCTTGTCGCGGTTCGCCTTTGAGCGAATGCGCATACCGAAATCCATCACCTCGTCGTAATCGAGGCCAAACTCCTCGAGGATGTGGCGGGCCCATGCCTCGTCGTCCACGTCGATCGCACCAGTGCCGCTGGGCTGGTGCACAAGTCCCATGTTCTGCAGGCCTTGGGCCAGCTTCTTGACGGCCTTCTCGGGTGCGTTGATCAACTCGCTCGGGGCATTCCATCCCGGGTGATTGGGCCCCTTGGTCTTCATGGGCATCATCACCAGGCTCCAGCCCTGCTGGATGTAGGCGAACGCATGCTCAATCTGGGTTCGCTGTTGGTCGCTCAGTTGTGTCTGTTCATTCGGTGTGCTCATTCGTCGCTTTCTGCCGCCGCTTTGCAATAAAGGAGACCCGGCGGAAATCCGTGAAAGCGGAAAACCGGATGGCGTGGCCGCGCCCCGCCGGGTCAAAATACATCATTGTGATACCTGGGCTCTTAGAGGTTGCCCGCACTTCACGCGCGTGATACCTTGGCCAGGATCTTTGAGTCGGCGCGCAGCTTGCCGCGCGAGATGTGTTCAATTCGCAACTGCTGCAGGTTCGGGATACGTCCACGGGTCTTCCAGTTGCTGATGGTCGGCTGTGTCACGCCCAGAGCCGCTGCGGCTGCGGCCTGTGAGCCGAAGTGTTTGATTACGTTGTCGATTTTCATGTTCATCCAGAGGTTCGTCTGAGGATGCGAAGTATAAGCCATGTGATAACAGGTCGCAAACCTGCGGTCAAGCTATCCCGACGACAGCCATGACCAAGAACTTCCAGCGCATGTCAATAGGGGATAGGCTCCGCTACCTCATTGAGGTACGGGGGTACACCCAAGTGGCGCTCGCACAGAAGGTTGGAGTCACACAGGCGGCGATCAGCAACCTAGTCACGGACTCGTCGCGCAAGCCCAGCGCACCGACGCTGCTCAAGCTCGCTGCAGCACTGCAGGCGAACCCCGACTGGATCATCACGGGTGAGGGCGAGCCCTTCCAGATGAGCACCATCGGAGCCAAGGGTGAGCAGCAGCTCATCGAAGCATTCAGGGCCATGGATGACCAAGCAAAGGCAGCTCTGCTGGCCGCCGCGAAGGCCATGTCCAGCCGCTGAACTTCACATACCTGATAAAACCATAGGGTCTTTTGAGACCCCTTTTTTGACAGTCGACTTCACAATTGTGATATAGTTCAGTCACTGGCCCAGCAGATCCTGGGACGTGACTGGAGATCAACATGCAATACGGCGACATCACTCAGAGCTACATCCGCTCTGGCCGCTTTGACAGCAAGAACCGCGAGATCGGCTACATCGTCGTCTTCTGTGACAACGGCGTCGACTTCCGCGCCTATGTGCAGAACGCACGCCGTGTCGATGGCGAGTGGACAGAGTTTGGCGCCAAACAGCGCAGCAAGTCTTTCGACTCTCAGGCAGCAGCCACCCGCTGGGCCTACGCAACCGCCAACGAGCGGATCGCCAAGATCAAAGCCTGATATCACATTGCCTAAGGAGACCGACATGAACGTCAAGAACGCACTGCACGACAAGTGTGCAAGCACAATTAACCATCTCAACCAATTGATTGAGAAGTTCACGCAAGCCAACGAGATGCTGGCTGCCAGCGAGGCTCGACCAAACGAGCCAGCGCCTGAGTGGCGCATCAAGCACAACCTGCGCACGATCGAAACCTACAAAGACGAGATCGTTGAGCTGGAAGACCTGCGCGACGGCCACATCAATGCCAGCCAACTTGGCACCGCTCGCCGCTTCTTCAACGACATGCCAGCATGGGGCACTTACGGCACCTGAAGTATCAGCATTGACATAGGAGAAACAAGATGAGCACACAACACACACCCGGACCATGGACCATTAACTGGTACGAATGCACCATGGACCAAGGGGACGTTGAACACGCCAAAAGCAAAGGCAACCTGAGCGCCAAAGTTGGAGACGTACTCTGGCGAGCACCGCACAGCATTGGACCCTGTGGTAGTGAGAATAGCCACTGGGGCGGTGATTTGTTGACGGTTGAAGAAGCAGACGCCCGCCTGATCGCCGCAGCGCCTGATCTACTGGAGGCGTTGGAAAACGTCATGTATTGGGACAACGGAAAGCCGGAGTGGGAAGCCGCCCGCGCCGCAATCGCCAAAGCAACGGTGGCCACATGAAGCACGACGCATTCGACTTCACCGCCGATGGTATGACCCCGGCCCAACGCGCTTGGCGCATCGCATTTCTGCTGGCACTGATCACGGTGCTGGTGCTTGACCTGTTTGTTTGGAGGCCGTGATGCGAGCCCCTGTCTACGGCGAGCTACAGATTCACAAGGCGAACAACCTGATCCGTGGCCTGTGGTACTCGCGACACGAGGAGCCCAAGCCGGTGGAGTTCTACAGCCTGTGCGACCGTGAGTGGCAAGACCCGGCCGAGCACGAGAGGGTTCTGGACCGGCAATTGCTGGTCGGCACCTTGTTGGGCAAACTCGACGACAGGCGTCGCGACGTCCTGGTCATGCACTACGTTGAAGAGATGACGCTTGAAGAGATCGGCGACGTCTACGGCGTAACCAGGGAGCGCGTCAGGCAGATAGAACGCGATGCCATCCGGCGCGTCAAATACTGGGCACGCGATGCCATCCGCCTGAACCAGGCAATCAAGGAACACCGAGATCAACTGAAGGAGCAAATGCAATGAAACTCACACCCGTCCCCTACTCCAAGCGCACAGAGCCCTTCATCCCCGTCGGGCACCCCGACTATGTCTGGACCACTGGTGCCGACGTGCAAGCCACCTGGCGTCGCTTCGGGTGGCTGCCGATCGCAGAGGCCCGTGCCAATGAGCAGAGTGAGAAACTTTTCACGAAAGCCATTGCTCAAGACTTCACAATGCCTATATAATCTCAACCACTGACCCGGCAGATCCCGGGCGCTTCCAGAATGGAACAAGCCGTGAAACGCACCATCACCACCAAAGTCTTCGCCATCGCCAGCCCCTACAGCCGCCTCACCCCCGAGGACCTGCGCACTGGCGACATCGGCCATGAACTCCAGTACTGCACCACGGACATGTCTGGCTGCGAAGGCTACGTCGTCGTCGGCAAAGGCACCGTCACCGTGGAGCTGCACGACAGCAGCGAAGTCGCCGCCAACCAGGTGGCCGTGCTGCGCAAGAAGGCCGAGAAGATCCGCATGGAGTCTGCCGAGAAACTGGCCATCATCGAGGACCAGATCCGCAACCTGCAGGCCCTGACCTACGAGCCCACCGAAGTGGCTGCGTGAAGAAAGTCTTTGACGACCTTCACAATGCTGATATACTGACAACATCAAACACGTTTTTTAACCACTCCTTCAAGGACGACATCATGCAAGCCATCACCATTTCCGAACTCGTCGCCGCCCGCATCGCCGCCAAGCGTGCAGAGGACGCCGCCATCAAGGCCCGCCGCGAGATCGACGAGCAGATCACCAACCTCCTGCGCCCCACCGACAAGCTCGAGGGCACCGTCAGCGAGAAGACCGGCGAGTACAAAATCTCCGTGGTCTACAAACTCACCCGCTCGGTCGACACCGAAGACCTGCAGAAGGTCTGGGACAAGCTCACCGCCGAGCAGCAGGGTGCGTTCAAGTGGAAAGCCGACGTGTCGACAGCGGCGCTGCGCAAGCTGGACGACAAGGCGTTGACCGCCGTCTCCAAGCTGATCACCAGCAAACCCGCCTCCCCCACCATCACCATCGAAGCCATCTGAGCTTCATGTATCACATTGCTTTAACTGGAAACATCATGGCTATCCAACTCAAGTCAACTAAACAAGCAGCCATGGATGGGATCAAGTGCCTTGTGCACGGCCCGTCCGGCGCTGGCAAGACGACGCTCTGCTCCACCACCGGCGAGCCCACCATTATCATCAGCGCCGAGTCGGGCTTGCTGTCGCTGCGCGGCTTTGACATCCCGGTGATTGAGGTCAAGACGCTGGACGAGCTGTACGAAGCATACGCATATGTCGCTGGCGAGGCTGGGGCGCAGTATTCGTGGGTCTGCTTGGACAGCATCTCGGAGATCGCCGAAGTGGTTCTCAACCACGAGAAAAAGACGGCCAAGGACCCGCGCCAAGCCTATGGCTCTCTGGCGGAGAAGATGACGGACTTGATCCGCGCCTTCCGCGACTTGCCCGGCCGCAACGTGCTGTTCCTGTGCAAGCAGGAAAAGAGCAAGGACGAGCAAACCGGCGCGATGCTGTACGGCCCGAGCATGCCTGGCAACCAGCTCAAGAATGGGCTGGCTTACTTCTTTGACGAGGTTCTGGCTTTGCGGGTCGAGAAGGATGCCGAAGGGAATCCCACTCGTTGGCTCCAAGCGCAGCGCGATTACAACTATGAAAGCAAAGACCGCAGCGGAGCGCTCGACATGTTTGAGCAGCCCGACATCGGGGCCATCGCCGCGAAGATTCGCGGAGCAGTTTCAGCCTAAGCGTACGTGGGCTTTATCACGTCGCATATCACATTGCCTACTATCCTTTGAAAGGGACACCCATCATGGCGCAATTCAACTTCGACACCAACAACGCTCCCAAGCGCGAGAACAACTACGAGCTGCTGCCCGCAGGCTGGTACACCGCCCAGGTGACCGAGTCCGATCTGGTCGCCCTCAAGTCCGGCCAGGGCCAGGCCCTGAAGCTGACCATTGAGGTGCTCGACGACGGCTACCGCAACCGCAAGGTGTGGGCTCGCCTGAACGTGCGCCACTCCGGTAGCCCCAAGGCCGAGCAGATCGCTCAGGAGCAGCTCCGCGAGCTGTGCGAGTCGATCGGTGTGGTCCGCATGCAGGACACCGTCGAGCTGCACAACAAGCCGTTCTCCGTGAAGCTCAAGGTCCGCAAGGACGACACCGGAAATTACGAAGACCAAAACGAGGTCACTGGTTTCAAACCAGCATCTGCTGGAGCTTCTGCGCCTAGTGCCGGTGGCATCGCCCGTCCTCAGTCCGCCCCGGCATCTGCGCCATCCGCTGCTGCCGCGCCCGGTGGCTCAACTCCTCCTTGGGCAAAGAAGGCGGCTTGACATGCTTAAGACTTGCACCAAGTGCGGAGTTGAGAAGGTGGCGGAGGTTGACTTCTCCAGAAGCTCCACGCATGCCGGAGGCTACTCAACTTGGTGCAAGGCCTGCCATAAGCAGCGCAGAGCAGAGACTCAGCACAAGTACTACGAGAAGCACAGCGAATGGAAGCGAAACAACAAGGCCAGCGTCAGTGAGTACATGGCGGAGTACCGCCAGCAAGACTCGCAGAAGCAGAAGGCGGCCCAACGCTCGCGCATTTGGAGGCAAGAGAATCCTGCTCTGCTGTCAGCGCTAAGTGCCGGAAGCAAGGCCGCGAGGAAGATTGCAACTCCGACATGGGCGAACAAGAAGATTATTGATTTTCTCTACGCAACACGGCTGTATATGCAGCAAGACACCAACCAAGACTGGCACGTCGATCATCACATTCCCATTAAAGGGAAGACGGTGAGCGGACTGCACGTTCACAACAACCTTCGGGTTGTTCCCGCAACTTACAACCTGCGCAAGAGCAACAAGTACTGATATTCGGGGCCGAAAGCGGATGCTGATGGATCAAGGGGAGCGAGTGGACTTCGTGGGCCACCAGTACCTCCACAGACGCAGCGAGTAGGCCCCGCCTACACAAGGATAAAGCCATGAAAGACATTCAGCTCAAAGAGTTCCAGCGTGCCGTGAAGTTCATCGACGCGCTGGGCTGCACTTACAAGATCATCACCCCTGAAGGTGAAGAGTTCGGCACCCTTGAGGTCAAGCCGATCAAGGACCGCAAGCGCGCCCCGCTGCGCTATCCATACGGCGAGATCTCCAAGTTCTACAAACCGCAGCTCAACCTCCAGGCCGAGATCGGCGAAGTGCAAGAGATCGCCATCGGTAAATTTACCGCCGAAGACATCCGCAGTGGCGTGTCCAGCATGCTGTCTCGCGAGTGGGGCGTTGACACCTACACGACCAACATCAACGACTCCGCTGTTGAAATTCTGCGGACCGCTTGATGGCGCGCGACCAACAAACCCATTCCCCTAAACCACAACAAAGGAAAACTGTGAATCCAGTCCTAACCATCAAGGCCACCAAGCTCGGTGTCGAAGTCATCTTGAACGCCCTGCAGAAGCTGCCCTATGAGCAGAGCGCAGGCCTGATCAAAGAGATCGAAGGCCAGGCCAACTACCAGCTCCAGCAGCTTGCACAGGCCGCTGCAGCACCGGCCGCACCGGAAGCTGCAACAGAACCCGCAACCGAGGCCAAAGAGGCCGCAACAACCGAAGGAGACGCTCAATGAGCACCCGCATCTACGCCGTCCAAGCTGGCGACATCTTCAAGCTGGTCGAAGCCTCGACCAAGAACGCAGCCCTGCGCCACGTGGCCAAGGACCTGATCACCGTCGAGGTGGCCACCCAGAAGACTCTGGTCGGTGCCATGCAAGACGGCGTGAAGGTCGAGCGCGCAGGCGAAGAGCCTGCGACCGCCGAGTAATCAGCCTGTGCCCTCGCGTGCGGGGGCATGGATTGATCACTCACACACGGAGAACTCCCGATGGCAACCCTGCCCGAACCCGCACACAGCACCGTCAACAAGATCTACCAGGCATACGAAAACGACGCCGAGGACGGTAACCGGCCGCACCTGGGGGCCAGCCTGATTGGCCACGCCTGCGAGCGCTTCCTGTGGATGACCTTCCGCTGGGTCGACGCCAAGAAGTTCAGCGGGCGCATGCTGCGGCTGTTCAAGGCTGGCCAAGACTTTGAGCCGCGCATCGTGGCCGAGTTGCGGCGCATCGGTGTCGAGGTCCACGACGTGACCCCCGACGGCAAGCAGTGGCGCGTCGAGGATCTGGGTGGCCACTTTGGTGGCAGCATGGACGGCGCAGCACGCGGCTTTGCCGAGGCCCCGAAGACTTGGGCGGTGACAGAATTCAAGACCCACAATGCCAAGTCGTTTGCGGCCTTGCTGAAGGATGGCGTGCAGAAGTCCAAGCCGCAGCACTATGCCCAGATGACCGTTTATTGTGGCCTGACCGGGATGGATCGCGCCATGTACATCGCAGAGAACAAGGACACCAGCGAGCTGTACACCGAGTGGGTCCACTTCGACCCGGTGGAGTTCGCTAAGCTGAAGGCCCGTGCCGAGCGGGTGATCAAGGCCAACGAGCCGCCGCTTCGGTGCAGCAACGACCCGAGCTGGTACGTGTGCAAGATGTGTTCGTTCCACGAGCACTGCCACGGCGAGGCCGCGCCTGCGGTGACGTGCAGGACGTGCGCGCACAGCACCGCAGAGATGGATGGCGACGCCCGCTGGAGCTGCGGCGCTGCTGCAGCAAACCCGGAGTATCGAGGAGCCGCAAACATTCCGATTCAACTGCAGCGCGTTGGATGCGAGGCTCACCGCTACATTCCCATCCTGCTCGAGCGCTTCGCAACTCAGGCAGACTATGTCAATGGTGATGTGATCTACACCGACGGCACCGGCGCGACGTTCGCCAACGGCGACGGACCCGGTGCGCTGACAAGCCAGGAGATCCGCGACCTGGAGCAGAAGACGATGCTCGGTGATGTGGCTGCGATGAAGCAGCAGCTCGCCGCCCAAGGGATCGACAGCAAGGTGGTGGCATGAGTGATAAGTTTAGAAAGAACGACTGGTACGTAGCAGATGTGCCGCTTGCAGTTGCTCAAGACATGGTTCGTCGACATCATTATTCGGGCGGTGGCAGCAACACCGCAGTTTATACGCACGGCCTATTTAAAAAAGAAGATGGCCAATGCTATGGCGTTGCGTGGTGGCTCCCCCCCACCCGCGTGGCCTGCGAAAGCGTAAACAAAGAAAGATGGAAGCAAGTCCTGTCGCTCACCCGAATGGTGGTTCTTCCCGGCGTGCCAAAAAATGCGTGTTCATTTCTACTGTCTAAGAGCGTCAAGATGATCGAGCGCGACGGTAGGTTTGTTTCGCTGGTTACCTACGCCGACGAGTCGCAGCATCACAGTGGGCACGTTTACAGGGCCGCAAACTGGAACTACGTTGGACGGACCGGACCCTACCCGCGTTGGCTTGACATGTCAGGGCGACAAGTGGCACCAAAAGCAACCGTGAACAGAACAAAAAAGCAAATGGAGGAGCTTGGCCACACAAAGGTTGGCTCTTACTACAAGCACAAATTTGTTCTTCATGTCAAAAACATCACAATGCCTAAGTCGCCGCAACAAGAGCGGCTTTGGAGTGAAGCATGATCCCCCGCCCGTATCAGTCCCGCACGCTGGAAGAACTGTGGGCGTGGTTCAGCAGGCACGACGGCGGCAACCCCATCGTCGAGGCCTGCGTGGGGGCTGGCAAGTCCCTGATGATCGCCCTGCTGGCGCAGCGTGCCGACATGGAGTTCCCCGGCACCCGCATCTTGGTCTTGGTCCACCAGAAGGAACTGCTCGAGCAGAACGTCGAGAAGATCGTCACCGTCTGGCCCGAGGCCAACGTCGGCATCTACAGCGCCGGGGCTGGCCGCAAGGACTTGGGCTGCCAGATCACCTACGCCACGATCGGCTCGATCTACCGCGACGCTCACCTGCTTGGCCGCATCGACATCGTGCTGGCCGACGAGTGCCACCTGATCAACCCCAAGGACGCAGGCATGTGGCGGTCGTTCCTCAACGACCTGGCCAAGTACAACCCGCACACCCGCTGCATCGGCTGGACCGGCACCCCGTTCCGCGGCAACGGCGTCTGGCTGACCGCAGGCGATGACCCGCTGTTCACCAACATTGCCACCCGCGTGACCATGCGCGAGCTGCTGGACCTGGGCTTCCTGTCACCCCTGGTCCCGGCCACCACGGTCACCAGGATCGACGCCAACGGCGTGCGGACCAGCGGCGACGACTACGTGGTCAGCGAGTTGGCCAAGGTCACCGACACCGAGGAGCTGGTCGAGGCAACCTGCGACGAGATCGTGCAGCTCGCTGCCGAGAGGAAGCGCTGGCTGGTGTTCGCCGTGACGGTGAGCCACGCCAACCACGTCACCGAGGCCCTGCAGCGCCGGGGCGTGACGGCCGCCATGGTCTGTGGCGAGACGCCCAAGGTCGAGCGGGCCAAGCTGATCGGCGACTTCAAGGCCGGGCGCGTGCGCTGCCTGGTCAACGTCGGCGTGCTGACCACCGGGTTCGACGCGCCCGAGACCGACTTCATCGCCCTGCTGCGGGCCACCAAGAGCCCGGTGCTCTACGTGCAGATCGCTGGCCGTGGCATGCGCATCGCACCCGGCAAGGAGAACTGCCTGTGGGCAGACTTCACCGACACGACCGCCATCATGGGGCCTGTGGACGCCGTCAAGGGCCGCCTGCCCACCGGTGGCCGCAAGGGTGAGGCTCCGCACAAGCTGTGCCCCCACTGCGGCAGCCAGAACGCCGCCAGCGCCACCGAGTGCTTGGACTGCGGCTTCCTCTTCCCCGAGCCCGAGCGGATCAAGCACGGAATCCAGGCCTCCGCTGCGGCCGTCCTGAGCAGCCAGCAGGAGACGATGTTCGAGACCATTCCAGTGACCGAGGTGCGATACAAGCTACACCAGAAGCTCGGCAGTCCGCCAAGCCTGCGGGTGGAGTACTACGACGGCCTACTCAAGAGGGCGGCGGACTGGTGCTGCATCGGACACGAAGGGTTTGCCAGAAAGAAGGCAGAGAAGTGGTGGCAACAAAGATCAAAGATCGACGCAATCCCCAGCAATGCTGAAGAGGCAATCGAATGGATTGAGTACGACCAAACAATCTTGAGGACGCCAAAAGCAATCGTTGTCAGTCGTGCTTCAAAGTACCCGACCGTTGTCTCTTACCATTGGGACTGACCATGATCAACTATTACACCTACATCCACCGCAAGGCTGACACCAATGAAATCTTCTATGTCGGCAAAGGCAAGGAGAGAAGAGCATGGTCAACATCCAAGCGCAACGCGCACTGGCACAACATTGTGCAGAAGCACGGCGTGACTGTTGAGATCGTTGCGAACTGGAGAAGCTCCAAAGAAGCACTTGATCATGAAGTGTTCTTGATCTGGTGCTTACGGGATATGGGTATTGCGCTTTGCAACATGACGCGCGGGGGCGATGGACTTTGCGACCCAACGCAAGAGGTAAGAGACAAGATTGCCGAATCGTTGCGCGGCAGGCCCGGTCGTCCGATGGGAGAAAGCACGAAGAAGATTATGAGCGAAAGTCGCAAGGGGATTGGCAACCCAATGTTTGGCCGGAAGATTACGGAAGAAGCAAAGAAGAAGCGACTTCAGACATTGATGGCATCTGGCTACAAGCCATCTCCCGAGACCGGCAAGAAGATCAGTGATGCACTCATCAATGGCTACCACCCTATGCGCGGCAAGACGGGAAAGAGTCATTACGGCTCTAAGCCAGTTATGTGCATCGACGCAGCCATCGCATTCGACTCAATTGGGGATGCAGTCAGATGGCTGAAGGCAAACGGCAAACCAAATGCGCGAGACTGGAACATATGCGCCGCCTGCAACGGCAAGCGAAAAACAGCTTATGGCATGCTCTGGCAGTATCACATTAATGAAGAAAGAAGCGCAGCATGAAGCGCATAGAAATCCAAACGATGATCCAGTTGTTCCGCCGCGAACTGCGCACGCTGGAGGCGATCAAGATCCACTGCGGCAACTGCGATCACTTCGCCGCCGGGCAGTGCAAGAAGTTTCAAGCCGTGCCGCCAGCAGATGTGCAGGCGGTGGGGTGCGATGAGTACGAATACGACGAGATCCCTTTCTGAAGAAAGAAAACATGAGCGCGAACGAAATCCAAGTGGCAGGCACCCACTACAAAAGCCAAGCCATCCAGCCGTGGGACTACATCATCTCCAACGAGATCCCGTACATGGAGGGTAACGTCATCAAGTACGTCAGCCGATGGCGAGACAAGGGCGGCCTGGATGACCTGCGCAAGGCGCAGCACTACCTGCAGAAGCTGATCGAGACCGAAGAGGCCAAGCAGTGAAGAACCTCGTCAACGTCGCCGCGTTGGTGGCCCTGTGGGGCGGCTGCCTGTTCCTCATGGGTATCACAATGCGAATCATGTGGGCCATTTTCATGGCCGGGTGGGGCATGCTGTGATCCTCAGTCCTGACGAGCTGCGCAAGCTCACCCAGCGGACCCGAGCCTCGGCCCAGCGCCGGGCGCTCGACTCGCTTGGCGTGCCCTACCGCACCCGACAGGACGGCTCCGTCGTCGTCTTCACCAAGGATTTGCATGCGCCCACGCAAACTGGATCGCCATCTCCCGCCCTGCGTCTACCACCGCCACGGGGCCTACTACCTCGTCAAAGCAGGAAAGTGGACCCGCCTCGGGTCTGACCTGACCAAGGCCTTGGCCGAGTACGCGCACCGCCACGACGTCAAGCAGGGCGGCATGCAGGAGCTGATCGACGAGGCGCTGCCGCACATACTCAAGGGCAAGGCCGACGCGACGGTCAAGCAGTACAAGCAGGCGGCCAAAAAGCTGCGCGAGATCTTGGCCGAGTTCGCGCCTCATCAAGTCACGCCCCGGCACATTGCACAGATCCGCCGTTCGATGGCCGACACCTATGCGGTGGCCAACCGCACGCTGACCGTGCTGCGCATGGTGTTCGACTACGCCCTCGAGGAGCAGCTCATCGAGTCCAACCCCTGCGTGGGCATCAAGCGCTTCGCCCAGCAAACCCGCACCCGGCGCATCCTGCCCGCCGAGTACCGAGCCATCCGAGCCAAGGCCAAGCCGCTGCTGCAGGTCATCATGGACCTGTGCTACTTCACCGGCCAGCGCATTGGCGACGTGCTCACCATCAAGCGCACCGACCTGCAGGCTGATGGCATCTACATCGAGCAGCAGAAGACCGGTGCAAGGCTCATGGTCGCATGGACGCCCGAGCTGCGCGCTGCTGTCGACCAAGCCAAGGCCCTGCACGGCGGCATCGTCGGCATGAAGTACCTGCTCAAGGGCGTCAACAAGCAGGCCCCGACCTACCACATGATCTGGAAGCAGTGGACCAAGGCGTGCGCCGCCGCCGGTGTCGAGGACGCCAACATCCACGACCTGCGCGCCATGTCCGGCACCGAGGCTCAGGCACAGGGTCACGACCCGCAGGCACTGCTTGGCCACACCGATCGCAAGATGACGCAGCGCTACTTGCGAGACCGCACCGTGCCGGTGGTGGACGGCCCGAGTTTTGGACAGTCCAAAAAGACGGGGTGATGGACTCAGCAACCATGCGGTTCTTCAGGCAGTTAAAGTAATCGGTCATTCTCTCCACATTGTTTCGCAACCTCTTGATTCCCAATGCACTTCTCAAGTATCACGTCCAATTCACAAGACTTTGTACCCCGCCATGGACCTCGGCGTTTTCACTTGTGACATCGAGGTATTGGACACCGTATAATCACAATGCTTATATCTCATCAACCACGAAAGGCAAAAATGGAACACGCAAAACAAGAGCTGAGCTTCGGCGAAAAAGCTGTCGGTCTCACCTTCAACCCCAGCGGCGACCCTGCCGTGAACGCCTGCAAGGCTGCGTTCGCCATCGTCATCAATCAAATGAATGACCTGCGCATCGCGACCGAAGACACCGAAGTCAAGCGCATGGCCAGCGTCGCCATCACTGAAGCCCAGACCGCCCAGATGTGGGCAGTCAAGGCCATCACATGGAGGGGTTGAAATGAGCACTACCACCGTCTACAGCGTCGCCAATGTGCAGCATGCACTGCAGGCACTCAAAGAGCAGATCCCCCCAGAGAAGTGGTCCGAAACCCCTCTGCCCGTCATCGCCGCACCCGGCTGGTGGCTCGAGGAGATCCGCAAGGAGAACAACGTCGAGGAAGGCTTTGAGCCGGGCGAGATCCATGGTTGCCACGTCACCCGGCAGGACCACCTGACCGAGCCGATGCTGATCGATCACGACGGCAAGATGTACCCGGTCTTGCCGAAATGGATGCGGGCCAAGCAAGTGGCCGACACCGAGGGAGGAGACACGGAATGAGCAAAGCAACAGTGACATTTGAAGACGCTGGCGACGAGGTCGGCATCCGCGTGGACTTCGGCATGGAAGGCGGCCAGGAGACCAGCGGCGCGCACCAGATGGCCATCAGTGCCGTACATGCCCTGCAGCGCGAGCACCTGACCAACTACGACCGCACCGCCCGCTGGCTCAAGGCCTGCGGCAAGGAGCCGAACCCCGTTGACCTGAACACCCAGATCGGCTGCCACCTTGAGGAGTTCTGCGAGTTCCTCAAGACCCTGCGCACCGACAGCGAGGGCTACGCCAAGCTGCTGGATCGCACCCGGCTGGATCTGGAGTGGTTTGCCAGCAAGCTCAAGCGCAAGGAGCAGCAGGTCTACATCCCAATTCACCTGCGCACGGACGCGCTGGACGCCCTGTGCGACAGCGAGGTCACGGGCAATGGCGTGGCCTACATGGCGGGCTTCAACAAGCCTGCTGCCGACGTTGCGGTGCTTGCATCCAACGACGCCAAGCTGGTGGATGGCAAGCCCGTCATCCTTGAGGGTGGAAAAATAGGTAAACCAGACGGCTGGAAGCCGCCGGACCTTCGAGAGTTCGTCTGAAGAACGGGGGCCAACTGGCCCCCTTTCTTATTCCCGCTCCTCGCCGTCGATCGTCAGGCCTTCCTTCAGGCGCTGGCGCTTCTCGCGGATCGGATCGGTGATCGCCTCGGCCTTCTCCTCGCTGTAGTAGCCCTTGTTTTCAAGGCGCTTGATCTGGCGGATCTGCTTGTCGAGTTCACGGATCAACTGCTTGCGCTGAGACTCTTCGATCTGCTCGGAGACCTCGAGGTCTGTCGGGCGGACCTTGAGGCCGAACGTCTGCATGGCCGCGTACTTGGGCTGCACAGGCTGGCCCATCTTGTCCACGCCCGTGTATTCCTTCACGCCCAGATCAATCGTCGAGCCGGTGGCGTTGGCCACTGAATTCATCGTGCGATCGAAGTGGTAGTTGAACGGAGCGACGGCCGGTGCGAACTGACGCCACGCATACTCGCCCCACTTGGCTGACTTCTCGCCGCCGGTGTCGAGCTTCGCGCTGACGATCTCCTTGCCGGTGAACGAGTCCTTGTTCTGCAGGAAGGCCGTCAGGCTCGTCAGAACAGGGTTATTTGGCGTCAACCAGGCCGGGAGGGGCACACCCCCCAGGTTGTTGTGGAAGTCGCCCAGATCGCCGCCTGGGAAGATCCGGCTGACGTCCAAGAACAGAGGCAGGTTGGTCAGGTCATCGTTGCCCAGACGGATCGCCTTGGGCGTGCCGATCGAACTGAAGCCCTTCTGCCACTCAGGCAGGTTCTTGCGCTCCTGCTGCTCGAGCTGCTTGGCCTGCTCGCGGAACTCAGCATCCATGACGTAGCGCTTGAGCGCCTCCCACCATGGCTCGTCGTCACCGGCATCAGCGCCAGCAGCGATGGCATACATGGCCGCGTTGGCCGCGTACATGGCAGCCGCAGGGGCAGCCATGCGCCAGGGGTACTCGAGAGCCGTGCGGGCAATCATCGGGATCGCCTTGTAGGTCCACGAGAAGAACGGGATGCCGATCGGTGCGTCGCGGATCGTGCGTGCGCCCTTGGGCAGGTCGTCGTAGGTGAAGATGTACTGCTGAGCGTAGGTCACCGCGTCCTCTGGGTCCATGCCCTTGGCGCGTGCGTCGCGATAGATCAGGTAGCGGAAGTACAGGTCTTCGGCTTCGTACGCCACACCAAGAGGCTTGCGCAGGAAGAACGACATGGCGTTCCACGCCGTGTCGACAATCTTGCCCACATTGGACTCTGTCTTTGCGGCCAGCACCTTGAGCTGGTCAGGCAGCATGCTCACCAGTTCAGCCTGCGACACGGTGCCGCCGAACAGGCCAGCCTCGCGGGCCTCGGTCAGCATCGGTGCGCCCTTGACGATGTCGCGTGCGGCACCAAGGTACTTGTTGGCGTCCCAGTAGGACACGCCAGCGAAGTGGGCCATGGTCAGGTTGGACAGCACGTTGTTGGCGTGCGCAACCGGGTTCAGCACGGTCTTGCCTTCCTTCCACATGGACAGGCCCTTGCGATAGACCTTGAGCAGTTCATTCTCCATGCTGCCGTCGAAAGCGCTCAGGTGGTCAAGCACCTCTTGTGGCACCCACTTGCCAGACAGCTTGCCGTAGCGAGGGGCTTTGGTGTTCTCAATGTTGGTCTTGGGCACCTGCACGTAGCCTTCCTTCTCGGACTTGCTGGCCACCGTATCGGCGAGGTTTTCGTACAGGCGGCCAAGGGCCACGTCGCGCTGGCTCTTCATGTAGCCCATGACGAAGCGGAACATGGCGTCGCGGATCTCGCCCATGTTCTCCCGCTCAGCACGGGTGTAGTCGCGCCAGACGGTGATCTCGGTGTCGGTGGCTGGGTCGAAGTTCGGATCGCGCTCTTCCCAGCCCTCGGCCAGCCAAGCTTCCAGCTCGTCCACGGGGATCGTCTCAAAGATGCCACGGCCTTTGAGGTTGGACCCCTTGATGCCTTGCATGGTCTTCTTGCGGCCAAGCAATGCCTTGGCTGCCTTGGCCCACTGGCTGGCTTCGTTCTTGAGCGTCTGCTCGTAGAAGCGTGGCAGGTACTTGCCGTCCCAGCGGCTGGCTGCGTCGGAGGTCAGCATGCCCAGACGGACCAGCTCAGCGCTCTGCTCGGACATGATCGACTGCATGGATGCAGCCACCTCGAGCACTCGCTTGGCGGGCTTGACGCCACGCTTGAGTTCGCCCTCGATCACGTCGCTGATCATCTTGCGCTCGTCCTCTGGCAGCTCACCCAACTTGGAGGCCACGCCAGCGGTGCGGGTCTGTGCGTTCTCGATCTCGGTCTTCATGCGGCGCATGGCCAGCGCGAGGTCCTTGTCGATGGGCTTGAGCGAGCCGATCAGCGGGGTCTTGTCGAGCAGCTTGTTGGCGATGTCGGCTGCGTAGCGGTAGGCCACTGCACCGGGCATGAACCGGACGCGGCCAGCCTCGTCGCGCCAGTCGGTGGGCTGCACGCGGTTGCTCTTGCGGATGTCAGGATTCTCTGGATCGAACTCACCGTTGTTGCCGATGGCGGACTTGATCTGCTCGGGACGGAAGGCGACGATCTCTTGCATGGCACCGTCGTCGCCGTAAAGGACAACGCCATCGTATCCTTTCGCAATCAGGCTAGCTTGGTCAACTCCAGAGACGGGCCTATTGCTCTCTCCAAAAATCTCAAATGGATTGGTGATTGCGGCGTACAGCGGCATCACGTTAGGGCTACCATCTTTTGCGCGCAAGTTCGCAAAGAAGTTCGCCTTTTGAGTGGACGGAGTCAGATAGATGCCTTTGCCAAGCTTGCCATCTCGCATGCGAGGGTTCTTGGCATCAAACGCAGTAATGTCCGAGCCAGTGCCGTGATACACCACCAGCGGCCTACCCTCAGCATCCACCACCTTGCTGTCGCCGAACCAGCGTTTGAACGCATTGGTATCGGGCGCAGAGATGTCCTCAAACACCTTGCCCTCAGACAGCATCTTCTTCGACTGACGCTCGCCATCACTGTTGAGCACAGCCTCCAGGCCACGCAGCACGGGAGCGTTTGAGCGCATGCCCACCAGACCCTTGGCCTTCTGCACCATCTCACGCAGCCACTGCTTGGCCTTGCCAATCCAAGAGCCCGCCTCGTAGCGGCGCTGCAGGATGTCGGTCGCGTTGACGGCCCAGAACTCACTGGGGTTGACCAGTTGGTAGTGGACGTCTGCATCGAGCGTGCCGTCGTTGAACGCATCGCGCACATCGGCCTGAGCCTTCTGGTCACCAGCCATCGCCGCGAGCATCTTCTCCAGCGCCTCGCGCTGCGCTGGCTTGGCGCTGTTCAGTGCCTTGGCGTAGGCCTTCGCCCACTCCTTGCGGATGCCGGTCTGCACTGCCTCGGGCATCATGCGCTCGGTGTGGTGCAGGATCTCGTGGACCGCAGTGGTGGCTTTGGATGCGCCCTTGAACACCCGCATGATTGCGGCTGCAGGGTTGTAGTCGCCAGCCGCACCGCGCTGGTTCTCCGGTTGCTCACGCACCGAGATGCCCAGACCTTCGGCCATAGCCGGGTTCTGCTGCAGCGCCCACAGGGCGAACTCTGCAGTGTCCGACTCAATCTCCCCGCGACGACGGGCAGCAATCAGCTTCTCGCGGACGATGTCAGCACCACGCGCGCGCTCGCTGACGATCTTGTTGGCGTCCTTGGTGGCCGACACCAAGGCCATGCGCTCGGAGAGTTCGCGCACTTGCAGCTCGAACTCATTCTGCGTGATCTGGCCAGCATCCAGCTTGGCCAAGATGCCAGCCATCTTGCGGGCCGCCTGCACGCGAGGGACTTCAGCTTTGACATACCCTTGGTAAGGCAACCGCGACAAGCCGCTGCGGTCCTCGAGCACGCGGTTACTTGCGCGGATGTCAACCCGCTCATCCAGTTGCAGCAACTCATCAGGAGCCCATGGCCCAGCCTTTCGTTGTCCGCCGCTGAAGTACTTCACCTCTGTCGGGAATGTCTTCTCTCCAAGCTCGCGGGCAACCATGATTCGGTGGTTTCCTTCGCTTACCCATGCGCGCCCAAACGGATCGACCTCAACATAAGCTGGCTCTTGCTTGACCTCATCCCAGTTGCTGCGGATGTACTCGAGCGAAGACTCTCGCACGTTCTCTTGCTCACCGCGCTCGCCGCGCAGCGTGCCCAGAAGGTAGGTCGGCAAATTCAATGGCCGGCTGAAGTACCCGGTCGCAGGACCCATCCGGCGAGGCACACCAAACTCGTTCTTGCCGCCCAGTTCTGCGTCTTCGATCTTTTCAGCAAGCCACTCTTCGCGGGGAATGTCCTCGCGGAACGTAGCCCGGTTGCTCATGCGGATGTCAGGGTTGGCCGGATCGAACTCGCCGTTGTTGCCGATGGCGGATTTCAGTTGCTCAGGCTTGTAGACGGCAAGGTTTTTCTTGCCATCCTCTTCCACGTAGAAGCCATCAAAACCCAAGTCTTTAAGGGCTGCTTGAATTGTCGGCCTTTCGATCTCTTCCCAGTAGCCGGTCTCAATCGAACCGATCGAGAAGCTGATGCTGCGCGGCGTGTAGCGATTGTCCCGCTCGTACTCTTTCAGCATCTCAATGTGATCTGGATTCTCAAAATCAAACGGGTTTTGAGCGCTGACGTAGACGGGAATGATGTTTGGCCCGGATGGCATCTGCTCAGAAAGCGCGGCGGACAGCTTCTCTTGCGCAATGCCAGTTGGCTTGCCACCCCGCAGCTTGGCAACCTCGACATCGGCGACGACCGCAGACCTCAGTTCTTGACGAATCGCGGATTCTGCCTCGTCAAATGCCGCCTCAATTTGCTCCTGAGTCAGTACCTGCTCATAGTTCTTGAGCATCCACGCCTCGCTCATACCAGCAAAACCTTCAGCAAAATCGGGGTCGCTTGTGACAAAGATTGCTTTGGCTTGCTTTGCGCGGAATGTCGAAATGTCTTGTGCGGTGCCGTGATACATGATCAGCGGCTTGCCCTCGGTGTCCACCACTTTGCTGTCGCCGAACCAGCGCTTGAAGGCGGGTGTATCAGTCACGCGGTTGCTGTAGACGGGCAGCGCTTCTGCTGAGAATTCCTCTTCGCCCTCACCAATCAACCCGTTCAGGCGGTCGACTTCCTTGGGGTCGATGCCCAAGTTCTTGATGTCGGCATCCGGCATCTCAGACAACTCGCTGACGATCGGAGCAACGCGGCGCATTGCCTTCTGCTCGGTGATCGGCTCGACCTTGCCGCCCTCTTCGATGTGCGTGGCACCGTTGGCGCGCGCTTGGAACACCATGTCGCCAAACAGCATGTCGCGCTCAACGCCCGGCTGCGCAACCATGGCGTGAGTCATCACGCGCTTGTTGCCACGGCTCTCGATCGAGAACCAGCTCTCGGTGTTGGCCAAGCGGAAGATGCGCAGACGCCCATCCTTGATCAGCATCTTGGCTTCACCGAACGATGGCACCTTGCCTTCGCCGTAGATGCGGGCCGTGCGCAAGAACTCCTTGACGCCTGCGGCTGCGGGGCGGTCGATGACCTTCCAGTCCATGGCTGCAACAGCAACGGCAGCTTTGGCCTCGGCCGGGGTCTTGAACGTCTTGTACTTCTCCTGACCGACGCCGCCTGCGATCTCTTCAGTGATCAGTTGCTCGGGCTTGCGCAGCGTGAGCGAGCGGTAGTTGCCTGCAGGGCGATCCTTGCCAGCGGCGCGGCGCTCCTTCATCAGCTCGACAAACACGTTCTCGAACGAGATCGGACGCTTGAACTTGCCGATCACTTCGCCCTTGACGCCGTAGCGGTAGGAGTCGTGCTCCGGTGTGCCAGTCTTCTCGCCCAGCTCGATCGTGTCAGCGTTGGGATCGAAGCGGATGGCCATGACCACGTCGCCCATGTTTAGGCCACGAAGGTCTGGCTCGACCGTGTCGTTGATCACCTTTCGGATCACGCCGAGGCCCAGGTCTTCGACGGTGGGCTTGGTCATCTCCTCAAAGAACAGGCCGCGCGCCTCAAATGGCATGGCGCGCAGGAACTTCTCGGACGCAGCGCGGTCGCTGAAGCCGGGGAAGTCAGCGAACTTCGGGAACACCTGCTTCGTTTCCTTGACCTTCTTGCCGTCGACCTTGCGGGTCTTGGTGGCGGTGCGGGTGGCAAGGCCACGCACGATGTCGTCCAGCTTGGGAATGTCTGCCTTGGCGACAGAGCCCTTCTGGATCTCGTCCTCGACAGCGCGGAAGATGATATTGGCAACGGTGTTGTTGGTCGCGTGCGAGTCTTGCTTCATCGCCACGATCAAGCCGATCACACCGCGTGCAGCCTTCTTGTTCTTGATGCTGGCCACGCCCTTGCCGTCGTTGGCCCAGATCAGGCCAGCCTTGGAGTTCGATGGCAACAGCGTGTAGTACGGGCCGCCACGCAGCTCCTTGCCCATGTAGACGTAGCCAGCGGCGGTCAGGTCGGCAAGGATCGGGAACACCGTCTGTCCGACCAAATCCTTCATCGTGATCTCTGGCGCGTCGTTGATCTCCTCGACCTTGCGCAGAGAGAACATGATGCCGTCGGCATTGATTTGCTCTGGCGGCATGACGTTGTCGCCTTGCTCAGCGACAACTGAAACAGAACCACCTGGCTTGCCGACGCTCATGCGGAAGTCGGTGCGCCCATCGGGGAACTCGTCATCCAGCGTCAGCTTGGCCGGATCGACCTGGACCGCTACGGCAGTGTCACCGTAGCCGGTGTCCGCCTGCTGGCGCGTGGTGAGGTAGACATCTGGCTCACCTTTGGAGCGCAGCTGGCCGCTTGCGCGGATCTGATCGGCGCTCGCTTTATCAGTATGGTGATACAACGTGACGGTGCCATCATCATTGAGAGGCAGCTCAACGCCGTTGACGTCGACTGTCTTGTTGGCCTCAGTAGCAGCGCGGTTGCTGCGACGGATGTCTGGGTTCGACGCATCGAACTGACCGTCGTTGCCGGTGGCAGACTTGATCTGCTCGGGACGGAAGGCAACGATCTCTCGGCCACCATCGACAATCACACCGTCGTAGCCGAGTGCGGTGAGTGCGCTGCGAATCGCGTCGGACAACTCCGGGTTCTGCTCGACAGCAAGGGCCAGATCGCCGTCGACGCCGCGATCACCCTCAAAGAACTTGAGGCCCGTGACGGGCACGGAGTTGAGTGCGTCTGCCGCCTTTTTCGACAGGCCCTTCTCGCTGATCTCGAGCGGGTTCTGCAGTGACAGATACACCGGCATGACGTTTCCGCCATCGGTGCGACGCCATGTGTCTGTGCCTTGCGGTCGAGTCACGCCTGCATACATTGACGCCGATTGCGGGCTGCTGCTGAAATAGAAACCGCGACCCAAGAAGCCTCGATTACCCGAGTTGGCACCAGAGGCTGTGTCGTCAAAAGCGGTGACATCAGCGTTGGTTCCGTGATAGACCACCATGGGATTGCCAGCGGCATCCACAACCTTTGAGTTGCCGAAGAACTTCTTGAACTCAGGCGTCTCAGGAGCGGCGCGGTTGGATGCCATCGGCTGAGAGTTGCCTGCCATGGCTGTGGCTTGGGTCACCCGACCCTGCGTGACGCCCGCAGAAGAAGCCTGTCGGCGCTCCTTCATGCTGCCTTTGCGGTAAGCAATCAACGCATCGCGGGCAACCATCTTAGCCTTGGCCAAGTCTTTGACGGCGCGGTCAACGGCAGCCTGTGGGCCGCGCTCCTGAGCGGGAGCGCCGCGCAGCTTCTGCATCAGGTTGTCGATCAACGAGATCCACTTCTGAACAAACGACTCAAAGCCGTTGGGGTCCTTTTCTGCCAGGTCCTCAAGGAAGGCGCGGTCGTTGGCGCGGTTGCCCATGAAGTCTGCGGTGATCTCCGAGCGCAGCTTCTGGCTCTTCAGGTAACCCTGAATAGCGGCTTCTCGCTCGTCGCCCTTGAGATCTTTCAGATCAGCAGCGTGCAGGTATTTCTCGACATAGACGCGCTTGAAGTCATCCGACACGTCATCAAAGACGCTGTAGATCTGCTTGATGAAGTTCTGTGCGGCAGTGCCTGTCTTGCCGGACTGCGTGTCGGCTTCTGCAATCGCTTCGATCAGGTGCGTGAATTCATGCAGCGAGGTGCGCTGAACCCCGATCTCGACGTCGGCTGTATTGACAAACGCTTGACCTTTGAACGCAAAACCGTTGGGGGCTGTGGAGTCGCTGAACGCCACGACCGGGCGGTCAATGCCAAACACCTTGCCAAGTGCGTTGCCAAAGCCCTCAACTTGCGCTTCTGCTTCTGGCGTTGGCGCGTTGAGTTTGATCGGCTCCTTGACTGCGTCTAGCTCTGCTTGGTAGGTGTCTCGGATTTGCTGCGACTCAATGCTTCCGCCAGTCGGTGCGTTGCGCAGTACTCCCGCTTGGGGCTGTCGAATTGAACTGGCAGTGGTTGCAGCTCCACCGACGGCTGGTGCTTGCTGTCCTTCTTGCGTTGCTTGGATGGCTTGAGGGGCTTGAGTGCCAAGGGTCGTCTCCGTTGGTTTGATGACCCAGCCACCGTCCATCTTGACGGTGCTGTAGCCGGTGATGCCGTTTTGCTGCGCATATACGGCGGCGGTTTTCTCGGTGCTGAAAGGCTTGCCGCTGGGGGCAGTGATGGGTGCGGCGGTTTCGGATGTGATAGCCGGACCCTGTGCTGGCGCGGCCTGAGCGCTGCTGGCGGTTTCGGATGTGATAGGCGCAGCCTGCGTCGGCTGGGTAACCCCGGCCCCTGCCTCCGTGGTGCCCACAGTGGGAGCAGGCTGCGAACTCTGTTGCTCATACCCGGCCAGGCGGAACTTGCCTCCTGGCATTTGCTCGACCGTCCAATCAAGGGCGGGGAACATGCGCTGGCGGCCAGGCAGAGCCTGCTTCGCATCGGCCTCGGTCTCGTAGCCACCGCCCTTGCGGCCGACCCACTGCTCGACCGGCTGGCCTACAGCATTGTTATTTTCTGCGCTCAGGCTGGCAGTCGGTTGTCCGCCTGCACCTCGAGCAGGAACATCCGCCCCAGCATTGGTTGCAGGCAGTCCGGCATCTCCACCACTGAGTTGTCCGGTGCCAGCAGCATCAAGTCCTGGAAGGTCCACGCCTCCGCTACGCTGATCGCTCCCTGCGACACCGCCCACTGCAGGCGCGGCTCCAGTTCCGCCAGTTGTGCCGACATTGGTTGTCCCCATGCGAAGTGTGTCGAGGCCGAACTGCTGTTCGATCTCTGGGTTGACAGGAGGCAGCTCGGTTTTCTGCTCCTGCGTAATGGGCGCGCCAGATGGCACAGGCACCACGATCGGAGCCAGTCCAGCCCGGGCGGTTGGGCTGTCGGCGGGCGTGAAGCTGATAGGCTGAGACCGTCCCATGCGCAGGTCGCCAAGCTCTGTGCGCTCCTGCTCAGAAAGCGAGCGGCCCTCAGGGATCTCAACAGTGACAGACTCTCCGCCAGCCGTTGGGTAGGTGTACGAGGTGCCGCCGCGTGCAACGGTCTCCAGCTCAATCAGGCGTGTGCGCTGCGGGTTGGCAGGAGCAGAGGCGTCCTGAGTCTGCACTGGCGCGGATGGCCCGACGTCGCCAGCCTGGCGCGTTGTTTGCTCGGGGCTGATCAGTGTTGAGTCGTAGGCATTGGGGTTGAGCAGCGTGCGGACACGTCCATCCACGCCACCGGCCACGTCAATGTTTGTGCCCTCAATCTCTTGAGCGATCTGCTGGAGCGGATCCAGCTTGCGAGATGCGGCCAGGTTGGACCGAGCCTCAAACGGAGCCGAGACGCCTTCACCCAGACCCTCAAGCAGCACGTCTGCGGGCTTGTTTTCGCCGGTCAACTGCTGCGCGGCGAACTCGCCGCCAGAGCCGCCTGCGACCTGCACGCCAAGCTCCTTGGCCCATGCGCCGACGGTTGCCCGGCGAGCGGCGTCGGATGCCAGCTTGCCTGCTGCAATGGTCTTCTGGACGGGCTCAAGGAACTTGCCGGCAATGCCTGCGGTCAGGCCGTCGATGATACCGATGGTCAGGCCGCGCTTCGTGCCCTTGTCACGGATCTCGGCGATGATCTCTGGGTCTTTCAGAGCGGCCGCCAGCTTGTTGGCGTCGAGCATGTCGATGCGGCGCTCAGACAGCACGTCAGCCATGGCACCGCCGTACTCGAGCGATGCGGAGAAGCCGCCGGTGGCGGCAGCCAAACCAACGGCTGGCAGGCGAGCTGCAGAAGCTGCCAGCACAGGGGCCGTCATCAGCACAGACTCAGCCAGCATGGTGGCCGTAGCGCCCGGGTTGCGGGCCAGTGCAGTCACCGCCTCGCCGTAGGTCTTGGCTTGGCCAATTTCCTCAAACCCGGCTTGAATGGACTCAGGCGCACGGGCTGCCTGAATGCGTCGCTCGTCGCGCGCCAGCGCTGCGGCTGCCTGATCCTCATTGATCACGCCGGTGTTGGCCAGCAAGCCGGTAAAGGCCTGGCTTGAGCGGCCGCTCACCCGCTTGGCGAAGTTGGCGATGTCCTCGCCAACGCTCGTCTCGTAGGGTTTGATCTCATCGGTCGTCTGCGGAGCTGGGTAGCGGGCAGCAAGGCGCGCAACCTCGGTGTCAACCTGAGGCACAGTCTGCTGCTTGAAGTATTCGCTGCCGCGCTTCTGGCCGTGAGCAACGATCTCGTCAAACTTGATGCCAGCTTTTCCAAAGGCCTCGGTCACAGCACCTTGATCAGCACCCTCCTCCAGCAGGTTGACGGCGTCGTCCAGCGCCTCGCGGCGGTCGCGGTAGGGGGTAGGTGCTTTGGACTGCTTTACGGGCTCCTCGGCCCGAATCGGCGTGCTACCCAACGGTTTGCCGGAGGCAATGCCCATGGGGTCCACGGGCTTTGGCAGCACCGAAGAGATTGCGCTGGCCGCGCGCTCAATCAGGCCGGGCTTTTCAGGTGCCTTGTACCTGGCGGCAAGGCGAGCAGACTCGTCGCCGGTGTCGGTCACCGCCTCAACCGGTGCCGCGTCGGCCCCGGACAGGAAGCCGATAACCTCCGATGCGCTGTAGCCAGACTTCAACGCCCCGCTCAGATCAAACTTGTTTTCTGTTGCCAGGTATTCAGCGATCTCGTCGTCGGAATACCCGGAGCTGCGGGCTGCATTGATGTCGAACTTCATGGGAATAGAGCGTCACGAAGGTTGATGGAAGTTGCTCAGCGAGCGAAGCTGCTGAGCGGAGGGCGGGTTGTCGAATTATCCCTTGTATTTGAAGCAGAAGAGCTTGGCCGCTTGAAGTTCAACAGGCGCTGGTTTGCAGCGCTTTCCTCGTCGATCTGGGGCTGAACTCGCTCAAGTGTCGCTTTGGCTGCAGCGTTCCCGGCTGCGGCTTTCTTACGTAGCGACGCCAGTTCCCTGTTGATGTCATTCCGCGACTCCACGCTCAGCGCCTTGGCAAGTTCATCTTTTGCCGCGTTGACCTGCCGTTGCAGGTCTGCCGTGGTGGCTGGCTTGTTCGGGTCGGAAGCGCTAGACGAAGGCTTGTTCGCACTGGTCACGGCAGCGCCTGCGCGCGTGGTGTTGGCATCAGCGTTCTGTTGACGGATAGGCATCAGCGCTTCAAAGCGACGGTCGGAAGCTGCGCGGTCTGCGGCAGCTCGGTCATCCCTGCGCTTTTCAGCCTCCACCTTGTTCTCTTCGCGGATCTGCGCAAGCACGCTGTCGCGCTTCTTGGCATAGGCGTCGATCACCGAGGAATGAGCGCCGATGTCGCTGGCCGCTTGGGCCTCGTCCTCCGCACGCTGCAGCCGCTTTTGGTTGGCGGTCGGCTCTTTGTCAATGTAGCCAGCCGCGCGGTAGATCTCCTTGTACTGCGGGTTCTCGGCGATCAGCTTCTTGATCTCCTCCTCGCTGGCCGCTGGCGAGTCACCGGCGATCTGCGACTGACGGTTGATCAGACCTTTGACGTCCTTCTCGCCCTGCGCGACATCGCGAGCCGAGCCAATCGCGGCGGCCTTGACGCCGACGGCCTCGGACTCGCTGATCACCCGTTGCTTCAACGCCTCGGCCTTGGCCTCTTCGCGGTCAGCCTTCAACTGGTCGAGCGCCTCCTGACGTTTGAGCAGACGCTCCTCACGCAGAGCCTCGCGCTCCTCCAGCCGGTTGGCCTCAATGTCCTTGGCCATGTAGCTGCCGAACGTGGAGCCCGCGTCTGCGATGCCCTTGCCGATACCGGCCCAGATCAATCCGCTCATACCGGCACCTCCTCGTCTTCCTCGACCTTGTTGAACTCTTCAGGGTCGACCTGGTCCATGGCCTGCTGCAGTTGCGTGGTGTCCACGCCCTGCTCGCCCAGGAAGCGCAGGATCATCTGCTTGAGTGCAAGCGCAACGTCCGATGGTTTGTACTGAACGCCAGCCGCCTCGCCGATCTCGGCGACTTCCTCGAGGATCTTGGATGCGAACAGCACCAGCAACTCGTCGGGGATTGCGCCCTCCGTGCGCTCGTCCACGATGGAGACGATCTCGTATGCGGTGTTGGCCAAAGACTCCACCGGGTCGCCGCCAGTCTTCAGGGACTTGGCCACGTTCTTGGCAGCTTCCTTGCTGTACAGCGCCTCCATGGAGAACGCCATGGCCTGCTGGTAGCCCGGGTCGGCGTCAGGGTCTGGACCCTCGCCCTCGGCCATCTCGCCCGCAGGCATCTGCTGCTCGGGCATCGGCTGCTGTGGGGCTGCTGGCTTAGCCTGCTCGGTGGCTGGAGCGCCAGCCATCTGTTGTTGAATGAGTCCTGCCATGATCTTTCCTTTCAGCCCCAGAGGCGTGTACCGACGTTGGTGTTGTAGCGATTGCGCTCGTCAGCCGCCATCTGCTCTTGCTTCTTCTGCTGCTGCTGAGCGCTGTACCCCTGCATGGCACCGCCAATCAGTTGGGTGCCGCCAGAGATCAGTGCGGGCGCGGTGTACTGGCTGGCCATCATTTTTTCAATCATCCCTGATGGCGGAGCCGCAGGGACGTTCAAGCCTGGAACCGACATCTGAGGCGGAGCTTTTCCAATCAGCGAGTTCACATCCAGCCCGGATGTCGGCGCAGTGCTAGGCACGGTGGGGGCCGCCGGAGTGATTGGCGCAGACGCAATGCTCAAAGGTTGCGAGACCATTGCGCCATCGACCATTGAAGCGGTGCCGCCTTGAAAGCCCGTCGAGAGCGCATTCCCTGCATTGGCAAAGTTGCCACCAACGGCTTGGGATGCGGCGGTTCCTAGGCTGCTCCAAGCATTGCCAATGCCAGTTGCCGCCCCCTCGACCGCGCTGGATATGGTGCCTAGAAATCCGCTCCCAGCAGAGGCCCCTTGCATCGCACCCGTCAGAGCCGCACCTCCGAAGTAGATGGCGGCGGCTGCGATCAGCACCTTGCCCAGCTTGGAGCTGGCCACCTTCTTGACGACGTTGGTAACGCCCTTGACGACCTTGCTGACCGCACGGCCCACCGACTTCGCGACCTTACTCATGTTGCACTCCTGACATACGTGACGTTGAGCGATTCACGAGCAAAGCCCAACCGATTTAAAAACTTCACCAGGCGCGGATCTGCGCCGGGTTCCAACTCAAGCACCGCCACTTTGATGGCAGAGCGGCTCTTGACCCACCGCGCGAACTCGCGCAGCAGCAGGATTCCAGCACCCGGCACCCGGGTGTAGTACAGCAGCACCGAGCACTGCAGCTTGCTGAACCAGAACGATTCCTGCACGCATGCGGCCACCGACGCCACCACCTTGCCGTCCTGCTCCGCGACCCACATGAAGTGGGCTGGGTTCAGGCAGGTGCGTGCAGTGTCGGCCATCGCCTCGCGGTTGATCTTCACCGGCAGCGGGTCGCGCGACACCGACTCCACCGCGATGTCTACGATCGCGGGGATGTCATCCAGTTTGGCCTTGCGGCAGACGATCTTGGTCATGCTGTGTTGTTGCCGTTGTAGTAGGCGTATGGGTCAATCCCGTACTCCGGGTCGCCCGGCGAGCGGCCCCATTGGTCTTGGACCTGGGCGCGAGCAACGATGCCCGTCTGTGCGGGGGCTGGCGCAGGAGCAGGAGTGGGGACAGGAACTGGCGCTGGTGCAGGCGCGGGTGCGGGCACAGGAGCTGCGACTGGAGCAGGCGCTGGGACTTGCGCCGTGACTGGTGGCGTTGCAGCGCCAGCACCAGCGCCAGCGCCGGGGTTGACGACACCGGCTCCGTTGCTTGGCCCGGCGATAGTCGGCAGCGCCGTGTTGTAGAACGTCGAGCCCCACTGCATGGTGTTGTTCGCGTTGTCGATGGCGTTCTGGATGGCAGCCTTCTTCGCCTCGGGAGTCATGTTTCCGTCGGCTTGAATTGCGTTGACCGCGCTTGACGTCTGCAGCGTCAAGTTCGCGGCAAAAGTCTTGCTGACGTTGGCCTGGTTGAGCGCGTCTGCAAGACGAGTCATTGACTCTTGCTGCGCACGATCAAGGGTTGCCTGCGTTGCTGCGAACTGCTGTTGGGCCGCTTGCTGCGTCTGGCTGGCGGTAATCTGCGCCTGAGCAATCGCAGTCTGCTGGGTTCGGTCCAAGGCACTTTGAGCGCTGGCGAAGTTCTGCTGCGCAGTCTGCAGAGCCTGCTGTGCGGCAATGGACTTGTCACTGAGCGCAACTTGCTGTGCACGATCAAGTTCGCTTTGCGAAGACGCGAAGTTTTGCTGCGCTGTCTGCAGTTCCTTTTGCGCAGCAATCTGCTTGTCAGCAATGCTTGTCTGTTGCGTGCGATCAAGCGCTGCCTGAGCCGATTGGAAGGTCTGCTGCGCAGCCTGCAGCGCTTGTTGTGCCGCCACACTCTTGTCGGCCAAAGCCACCTGCTGCGCACGGTCCAAAGCTGCCTGAGCGCTCGAGAACGCCTGCTGCGCACTCTGCTGCTTCTCTTGGGCCTCAATCTGGCGATTGACGATGCCAGTCTGTTGGGCGCGATCAAGTTCAGCTTGCGAACTTTGGAACGTCTGCTGAGCCGCCTGCAATGCCTGCTGCGCAGCAACAGACTTGTCTGCAAGTGCAACTTGCTGTGCGCGGTCAAGCGCAGACTGGGCTGAGGCAAACGATTGCTGCGCGGTCTGGAGTCGCTCTTGCTGGGTGCGATCCAGATCAGACTGATTCGCTTGGAACGATTGTCTTGCCTGCTCCAGCGCTTGCGTTGCCGAGATGTTCTTGTCGGCAAGCATGATCTGAGTTGCTCTGTCCTTCTCGGCTTGCGAGGCTTGGAAGGTCTGAGCTGCATTTGCCAAGCTGGTTTGTTGAGTGCGATCAAGGGCCGACTCGGCTGACTGGAACGACTGGCGCGACTGCTCCAAAGCCTGCTGCGCTGTAATGTTCTTGTCCGCCAGCATCAGGTCTTGGGCGCGACTCATTTCGTTCTGAGTGGCTTGGAACGTCTGTGCCTCTTTGGCCAGCGTTGCAGCTTGTGTGCGATCCAGTCCAGCCTGCTCCGACTGGAACGCCTGACGCGCTTGCTCAAGGGCTTGTGTTGCAGTGATCTGCTTGTCGGCCAGCATGATCTGCGTGGCTCGATCCTGCTCAGCCTGTGAGGCCTGGAACTGCTGAGCGGCCTGGGCAAGGGACACTTGCTGCGCACGGTCAAGCGCAGACTGTCCGGCAGTGAACTGCTGCTGGCTCTCTTGCAAGGCCTTCTGATTGACGCGGTCGAGTTCACTCTGCGCACCTTGGAAAGTCTGCTGCGCGAGCTGAAGCGCCTGCTGGGCCTCAATGCTCTTGTCGGCCAGCGCCGTCTGCTGGGCGCGATCAAGCTGAGACTGCGCGGCCTGGAAGGCCTGAGTTGCTTGGTTTTGCTCGGACGTAAACGTCTGGCTGCCGATGCGTTCGCCCGTCTGGAACTGGCGGTTGGTAGCGCTCTCTGCAGCCGTGAACGCCTGGTCAGACTTCTGCAGGCCAAACTTGTTGATCTCGGAGGCGTTGAACTGCCCGGCCTGATTGACAGTGCTTTGGTTGGCCAGCGCCTGGTTGCTGTACGTCTGGGCGTCCTGCTGCGCGATCGGGGTGATGCGGTCAATCATGGCCGCGACACCTGCGCCCTGCGACATGGAGCTGTTGACCAGGCCCCGCTTGTTCATGCCCTGGGTGGCCAGCGTGCGAGCCCGCTGCATGAGCGGGTTGTCTTTGGCCAGCAGCGACTCGACTTGGCCGGCGGCCGTCTCTGTCGACCGGTTGACTTCGCGAGTCTGGGGGGCGTATGTCTGAGGCGCAGCGTTGGCCGCGCTGGGGGTGGCAGTCGATTGTGCTGCGTTTGCGCCGGTGGTAGCGCCGCCCGTCATAGCGCTGCCCACGATGCCCGTGGAGCCAGTCGCTGGGGGCTGCGTATCGTATGGGTTATTGGGGACGGTTGTTGCCATTGGACGGCCTCTTCATGAAACAAAAAAGGCCCGCCAATGCGAGCCATGTCCGGGAAATTGCAGACGCACCTCCCCGGAGACGAATTCTAAGGCATTGTGATACTTCACGCCACCCCCATAGTCAAGACCGCCAAGGCGTGCTTGATGTGCTTGATCCGATCCTCGAGGCCGATCGTGCCGCCGTTGATCTTCTTGGTCAGCCCGACCCAGTCCTCGGCCTCGGCCAAGCGGTTGCAGTTGTGAGTCGCCCAGAACCACCCGGCCGTCAGGGCGGCGTACCTCGGGGTGCGCACCAGCTCGGGCTGCATCACGAAGTCCACGCCAAGCGCCTGGCCCGCGTGGAAGAAGTTGGCGTGCCCGGTCAACTGGAGCCACCCGGAGCCACGGAATCGCCACCCGTCGCCGGACGCCTCGTCGCGGTTGCCCATGCGGTTGCCGTAGATGCGGTTGGCGATCTTCTGCGGCTGGCGCTCGTACTGGGCCGCGCTCTCTGGCGTGAAGCCCCAAGCACGCTTGGGCGTCTGGGGGAACAGCTTGAGCAGCGTGGCGGCCCGGTAGTTCAAGTTCTCCTCGAGGATGCGGAAGTTGCCGCACTCGTGGCCGCACTGGCCAATGAACGCGGCGCGCTGCCTCTTGGTAGAGATGCCCCAGCGGTCGAAGGTCTCGTTGAAGGCGTCCACCAGGCTGGGGTCGATCTTCAGCATTTGGAGCTGTTCAGCGGTCACCATTGATCTGCTCCATCACTTGGTTGTACGTGGCGATGCAGGCGTTGTATCGGTGGATGGCCCGGTCGCCTTCGGCTGCGATGTCGATAAGAGCTTCAACAGTCTGTCGCTCAACGTCGGAGACATCGGTTGAGACAGGCCGGCTGGCAGCGGCGGCATCCGTGGTGGCTGGTGCACAACTGGTGGCTGGGAGGCGCAACTGGCCAGCAGCAGCGAGGCGGCGCATAGCAGCCTGTTTCTTGTCGAGTTCATCGTTTGCCTTTCGGAGTTGTTCGTCTCTGGCCGCAACGGCCTGGGCGGCTGCGTGCTCTTGCTGCCGAGCCTCTTCGTTCTTCTGCGCAATGGCCGCCTGCATGTCCACGTCTCGGTCATACCAACCATTGTGATACCCGTAGCGATAGATGCCGAACAGCAGCAGGATGGTCACCGCCACTGCCAGGCCAAGCCGTTGGAGTGAGTTCATGCGGACTCCTTGCGTGCGGCCGCGATCTCGGCGCGCTCTTCATCCGGCTCGAGGTGCTCGGGCGGCGTGGTGGGCGGTGGGCCAGGCGTCCAGCTCTCGTCCAGCTCTGGGTTCTTGTAGCCCATCCAGTTGAAGTCTGGCATGGGTGAGTTAACAGGTGCCGCTGGATAAGTTGGGGCGACCTGCGGATAACCTGCGGGCGGGCACGGAGGCATCGGCGGGCGCGTCATTGCCTTGCTGATCGCGCCAGTGGCCCGCTTGCTCATCACGCCGCCTATGCCACCCACGATCAGCAGCACGATGTCGTTGAGCATCTTCGTGTAGGCCTGGTCGATGGGGGCCATCGACTTGATCGGCTGCGTCACGAAGGTCACCGAGTACAGGATCGCGGCCACGATGAACGCCAGGATGAGCGTCACCACCACAACCACGAAGCCCCAGATGCGGACCTCGATGTCGTCAGCGGTTAGCGGCGGATGCTTCGGGTGCTGCTTGAACAGTAGGTTGAGCATTGATGTGTTTCTCCAGGATTGGCGCGACCAGATACTCCGGGCAGGTTTGCGTGAACTGGCACTTAGGCTTTTGGCACTGCTCGCGCGCGAAGTTCTCCGGGTCTTGGCAGTAGTACCGGTATCGGTCTTGGCAACCGGTGAACAGGGCAAGTGCCAGCAGAATTAGGTGTTTCATCACTTCAGTCCTTGCATGACCAAGTAAGCACCGAAGCCCACCAGCACAAAAAGAAGAACTACGCTGCCTCCGATGATCAGAACTTGGATGATTTCCTCCTGATCTTTCTTGGCTTGCAACGCACGGTCGCGAGCCAACTGGGCGGCGATCTTGTCTTGCTTGTCCATCTCAGCCACTCGCAACATGATGGCGTTCCACACATCCATGTTGTTCGGGAAGAACAGGTTCTTCACTTGCTCTTCAAAGTCTCGCTGAGACTTCAGATCCAACTCAATCTGGATGGCCTTGCCCATGTTGGAGCCACCCTTCGCCTTCGCTTTGTTGAGCGCCTTAGTGACCTCATGCTTTTCGTCAAAGTACTGGCCAAGCAAAGGGCCGAGGCTGCGCACATCATCCACAGTCTTAGATGCCTGCTTGATCATGGACACCGTCTTTTGAACAGCGGCCATGGCCGTCAAGGCCATCGTGATAGGTTCCATGACCTACTCCGTTTCTACATCCTCATTGCGTCTCACCGCTTTATTTTGCGTGGTAGATGAAAGTCCAAATCACACCACTCATTGAGACCAGCATCACGCCAGCAGTTTTGAGAAGGATTCCTTCAAGCCGCTTTAGCCTGGCGTTGATCTGCTCATACCGCAGAGCGCATACGGCCTCGTGCGAATTGAGTCGTGCTTCTGCTTCGGTCAATGTGGTGCTCATGGTGGTACTACTTCATAGGGAGCGCGCCGCCTGCATGACCAGTGGCAGAGCGTTCTTGATCGCAAGGATCACCAGAGACACCA